GCATTGGTGATTGCGACTGTAAATACATAATCTGAAATCTCGTCATCGGTTACTGTGTGAGTGCCATTGAAAGGAGCTCCGCAGCCAGTAATAATTACGGATTGGCCTTCTGTGAATTCTTGAATTGTTGCAGTTTCAAAATAAGCAATATTATCGGTTAGTTTTACTTTGTTAATCTTGCTTTGGAAAGTAACCAGCATTGGGAGAACTAGGTTTTCTGAAGCATCGACAATATCGTTTAGATAAGCATCGTTATATAGGGATGACGAAACACCAAGAATTGTCCTCAGCTCTGAAGCTGTAACTATCGTTGGCATTTCGTCATCCTTTCAAGCAGTTAGGTGAGGGGCCAGCTCGGGAGCGGACTGGCCCTCACTATTAGGTGTTTATCAGCTCTTGTTGAACCAGTTAGCGCCTGCTGCAACCTTTGTTGCTAATGCGCCATAGCCATAGTAAGCGACCTTAATTTGGCCATTAAGTTTGCCATTTGAAACAACATTTGTCTCTAAACGGAAGCGGCTTGATTCATACCAAGTGTAGGACTCTGGATTTATAACTACCATTGAGTAGTCAGCAGTTCCATCTCCACCGGAACCAGTGAAGGTTCTTGCAACATATAGGTCAAGACCTAAAACATTGCCGCGAAGTGATTGTGGGCTCACTGCTCCACCAGCATTTTGAGGCTGTGAGGCTGTGTAAATTGGGCGGCCTGAAGATTCAGCATAACCCATAATATTGCCCCATTGCTCTGGTGTAACTACTAAGTTGCGAGCAAATCCTAGTGATGCAGAATAAACTGCAGCAGCAGCGCTTGAAACATAAGCAACTAAGCCAGATGCGGTATTTGCTTGAGCACTAGCGTTTAGAGTTCCCGCTCCCTGAATAGTAGTTCCAACATAGGAATCAGTTGCCTTTGCATATGCAAATTCCATTTGACGGACAAGCTCATCAAAGAAAGCAGGTGAAGAACGATCTAAAAGTTCTACGCTGAAAGTCTGTCCCCCAGCAAATTTCTTAACATCTACTGAAATGTAGCTGTTGGTCATTCCCGTTTCGTCAATTTCTGCTGCTTCTGCTTCTACTGCAACAGTTGGAACTGCTGTAATTTTTGGAATTTCAAAAGTCATTCCAGCATCAGGCAATACTCCAGATGAAATAGCAGAAATTAGGGGTCTATCAGCATTTGATAGCGGATTTACAATTTCTGTTAATTGACGAGTTGGAACTAGTCCAGAATTGTTGCTTGTGGTGTCGTCAGCTGCTAAAACATACTGACGGGACGCATCATCACCAAAAACTTTTGAGCGGATAGATGCTTCAAGATATTTTGCCTTGGTAAATTCAAGGCGAGGTGCTGTGTAAAAGGCTGGGCGAGCTGCCTCAACCATATTTGCTTTAGCTGCTTCAACCGCTTCTTCAACGGCAGGAGCAGGAGCGGTAGTGTCAGACACTTGGTCTCCTTCGTTTGGTTTCTCTGAATCAGCGGTTGCTAAATCAGAATCTTCTTTTGGTGCTTCATTTTCAGAAGCTGCTACTTCGCTTACGCGAGCAGAATCAATTGCAGGATCAGTAACTAGAGAAACTTCATCTAGGGTTGCTGAGGTAATCTGCATAACGCCTTTGTTGTTTGTCCATTCGTTAATCTGGGCTCCAACGCTAAATCCATCGCGCAGTCCTTCAGTTGCTTCAACTAGGGCATCTTCTCCAGCCATAGTGTTGGCAATCTTAAAGGTGGCTTCAATTCCATTGGCAGTTACATTGTGAGAAACCATTTTGCCAATTGGTCGAGTGCGGTCGTGCTCAAGAAGCAACTTGACTGGCTTCATCTCAATTGAATCTGCTGCAAATACTGTTGGCCCTACTGAGGTATTGCCTTGCTCATTCCAAGTTACAATAGTTCCAGTAATTGTTCTTTTAATTGTGTCGGCAGCTGTAACTGCCATTGGCATATTAACCTTCATTTGGAATTAGATCCTCTTCTCGCTGAATTTGCTCAACGCTCATCGCGCCAATGCGGTTTAGAATTTCATAAACTTGAGCTCTCTCTAAAGCGTTACCGCGTAGGAAGTCATCAAGTGCAAAGCGCGTCATTACTGGATTGGGTTGGAAGTCCGGTAAAGATAGGCGTTCCTCAATTGCCTTAAGTATTGGGCGAAGTGAGAAATCTACTAATGAGCGCCGCTCGGACACCGCGTTTGAGTAAGTCATAGAAGTCGTTTCGGCGCTCAAGAAGTAGGCAGGTATTCCACAGGCCCGAGCTAATTCTAGTGCTACATATTGACGCGCCTCTGCAAGTTGCATTGATTTAGGATCAAAGCCAAATTGTTGTAAATCCACATCTGCATTTAGGAAAGCTGTTGAACGAGTTTGTCTAGCAGTTTTCCAAGCAGTTAGTAATGATGAAATTCTTTCGGCAGTTAGATTAGTGCCATTAGATTTTAATACCATTGAAGGGGCAGGCTCTTTAGCATAATTAACTGCTGCGTTCTCAAGATATACCGCTGCAGCAATTGTTTTGCCAGCTCTGTGAAGCAATCCTTCATCTCCACCATCAAATCTTATAATTGAACCTACGCCGGTCAGCGGAACTGACTTACCATCAACTTTGTAGCCAGTAATTGTGGTGTTAAGGAAATCGGTATCAACTGTAACGCGTTCTGGACTTACGCGAGTCCAAGCTCTTACGCGACCGCCATCAGTTGCGCTATACATCTCAAGAACTTGACCATAACCAGCGCCGTATAGCCAAATATCTTCAGCGAGCCAGCAGTAAATTACAAATCCTGCAACTCTTGGGTCTGGCTGATTGATAACTCTGTGTGGATCAACATATTGGCCAGTTATGCGATTAAAAGTTGTTAAAGGTAATGACCCAATAGTTCCGCAAATGATATTGCGAGCTCTTGCAACGGATGGAACGCTCATTGCTAATTGGCGAGTAGTATTAGTTGCACCGCCCAGAATATTATAAACTGAATCTGAAATTTGAACTGGTGTTAGAGCTGCTTGAACATCAGTAACGGCAATAGGCCGCTTAGCCTCAACTGCTGGAAATAGAAAATCTCTTATAGCACCCATTGCTTACATTGTAAGCGAGGCTACTTACACTATTTGAATATCAACGCTAGTTTCAGCCATAGTTGCATAGTGTGTTGCTAAGGCTGATGCAATTGCTCCGCAAATTGTTGTATTACTTACCTTGCGACCCATTACCCAACCGCCGTCTCCAAAGGGTAACTTGACGGCGGATAGGCATTGCTTGGTCAGCTCTTCCTGTCCCGAGTGAGCTAACCGCTGAGATGAAATCGCTCCCAATAATTCGTCGCAGCTTTGGGCATAATCAAGGCCGTCTATTGGCTCGACTCTTATTCCTGCAGGAGCCAATCTAGCGGCTACCGCTGACGCGGTTTTGGCTGAGTAGGCAACTAGTTGGACTGGATACTTTCTGACCCATTCTGCTACATCATTCGCCATTGCTTTATCATCAAGATTGGCTGGGTTATGCCAAGTCTGCAGCAATATGACTTGAAATTTATCGCCCTCTAGTCTTTGGCTAGCAACTAATGCAGCTTCTTTTCTACTAGGGCTAAGATCAATAGCCAGCCAAGTATCAGCCTCAGGGTCAAGTCGAAGTCCCTCAACCTTGCAGCTTTCCCATTGAGACGGATTGATAACTGGATTTATGGTATCGACCCATTGCGTTAATACCTCTGTCCGGACAATATCCTCTGGGTCATTTAACACTGCTCGAATATTATCTGGATGAATTGTTAATCCAAGTGATGGATTAGCTTGGCAGACACCTAGCCAAAAATCTGACGAATTATCAAATTTAATATCTTTTGGAGCTGAATATTCAAACCAACCAATATCGTCAGGCGCTCCATAAATAGCAGCGTAGGCTCTTTCCCTTAATCTATTTAAGACAATTGAATGCTGATCTCCAGCCGAAGTATAAATAAAAGTCTGCGGATTTGGACTAGCCATTTGGGTATATCGCAAAGCCGACCACACATCATCATCCTTAAAGTCTCTTACCTCATCCATATGGACGCAAGCTGGAGCTGCAATGCCTCTACCAGCCGAGTTATTTGCTCGGACGATATATCGCCTACCTTCAGTAAATTGAAGCTCCTGAAATCCTTTACTTTCAAGCTTCTTAGTAAATTCAGCAGCTAGTCTGGGATTCTGTTCAATAATTCCATAAATTTTATAAAACAATTCAGCTGAAGTAGTTAGCTTATGGGCGGTATGGACTTGCAATTTTTCCTTTAAAACATAGATTCGAAATAGAATATTAAGCGCCATAAAGGTTGATTTACCATTCTGTCGGCCTACTAATAAGCAAACAATTGGGTGAGCCCATCGGCCATCAGCTTTATATTTAAGTGAGTGATGAGCAAGCCATTGCTGCCAAGGCATCAGTTCAAAGCCGATTTCCTCGCAGAATTTAATCATTTGCTCGCCATAAGAGGGCAAATCATTGAGTTTTGTATGAATACGCGGTTCTGGCACACCTCGGTAAGCCGATTCGTCCCTGACTCGGACAATCTCACCCAATTCAGCCAGAGCAAGCTCTTTCATTCTTGGTAATGCCTAGCCGAGCCATTTTCAGGGAAAATCTTCCCAATGGGGGTCGTGGGTATGGATGGGCGCTCAAAAAAGGTGGGGGTCATACGATCGC